CCCTTGCTCGTTTGCTCGTTCCGCTCTGCCTCTCAGCCCGGTGCTTTCTGCTCCGCCTACACCCTCTGTTCCAATTTGTGCTCTTTGTGTTCCGATTTTACCTGCAAGAGCGCCTGCTTGAGTACGTTGTTCTGCTGTCAGGCTTTGGTCGAGCGCTATTCTTTTAAGCTCTAACTGAGTTTGTAATAGTTTTGCGTCTAAAAGATCATACTCCATGTTGATCATTTGAGTCTTTAGTGCGCCTTCCTTTCTTACTTGATCTTCTTGAGCGTATCTCAAGCTTTCAGCCAGCTTTAAATCAGCTGCCGCATCGAACTTTTCTTGGAACATACCGCTGAAAGATGAGCTATTTGCGAAATCTCTTTTCGCATTATTAACTCTTCTTTGTTCACTCTTCTCGCGCTGCTTTAATAAGTCCCCTTGTACCTTTAGTTTTTTACCTAAAAAGTCTAAGGACTGCTTTTCAAAGTTTAAAAGTTTAGTATCTGTTTTTAGATTATACAGGTCTAGTTCTATACCATAAAGCTTCGATTTATCTTGCAGTTCTTGGTCTGATAAGTTTGCTTTTGCTTGAAGTACTAACAACTGCCCTTTATCTAAGTCAAGCTGTCTTTGCTGTGCGGCAGTTATACCGTTTTTTGTATTCTTTATTGTCTCTTCCAGTAGTGCTATAGAGGCCTGCTTGTTTGTTATATCAATAAGATGCGTACCGTGGGCCAGAGCTGCCTTTGCTAAGTCTTGTGCCACAGGGTTTCGCATTTGATCGATTTGAAGAGATTCTTGTTGTACACCGAGGGCGTCTAGTTTTGCCTTGTGTCCCGCTGCCTCTACTCTCTGAATAAAGTCAACTTGGTCTGATATTTGTTTAATTCGCGCGGCTTCTGAGGCATCAGTGCCAACCCCAAGATAGAAGCCGCGATCTTTTTTAGCTTTTTCGATCAACCGAGCTTCTTCTTGTAGCTTTTTAATCTGGGAGTCTCCAGTACTTTCCGGAGCTAAAGTTAGTAAGAACGATTTCATGCCTTTTGCTGCATCAGCGGCTACTTTAGGAAGAGTGCCCATTTCCTGTAGATGAGCAATTAAAGCATTCCTGGATTCTAGAATCTTTTCAGGGTCCATACCTTCTCGCACAGCTGTAGTATACTTATTCATTAGCTCACTGTTACCGCCGGCCTCTGCCACAATCTCGTTTAGTGCTGTCATTTCCATGTTATGACGCTTTACTGCCTCTTTCTGAGCTTCTGTCAGCTCTATCGTAGGCTTCAAAGAGTTATAATAGGCTTTTGTAGCTATCGCAGCGGATTGCTGGCTTCCTATATACTTCAGACTGTTATCAAATTGCTGCTTTTGAAGCCTATTGTGCTCTTTGATACTCTCATTCTGTTGGTCTATGCTGACTGCTTCGGCTCTGTCGCTCATTGCCTGCTTATTGAACCCTTTGGAACTGGCCATCATATTGCCTACGGCTCCCGCCGCGTCGGCAAAGCCTACTGTGGTCATTTCTCTGCCTTCAAGCTTAATTTTTTGAAGGTCAACGAACCTTATATACTCTTCATTGAGCTCTTTTATTTTCTCTCTAAATAAATCTATCTTATCTGCGCTTTCGTCTGCCTCATCTCCTTGGTCTTTAAACATCTGTACAATCGTTGACCCTACTGTAAAGATAATACCAATCCAGCCAAGGGCACCAAGAATTTTTCCGCCCCACTTTACAATGACTCCACCGACCGACGACGCGGCAGCACCTACCTTTAAGTAGGCTCGTCGCATTTTACTAGTATTCACTTCCGTCTGTAGGACTTTTTCTTTCTCATCTATCTCTATTTGAGCGAAAGCCTGGGTCATTGACAGTACGATTTCGGCAGACAACCCTTTAAAAATACCAGAAGTTACTTTACCAGATTTCATTATCTGTATATTCGCTTTATCCAAAGACCTTTTCAAGTTGGTCATACCCGCTTTTGAAAGTGTGCCACCGCCTGCCAAATGCTGCATTAGCTTGGACTGACCGCCTTGACCCATAGCTGCAGCCGATGCCTGTTGTAACAACACAACCTGCGCCTGTATCGAAGTGTTCGCACTCTCGATGGCTATTTTGCTGGCATTTTGTTGGGCGATCATTGAGGCACTTGTAGCGAACATAGCATCAGAGGCACCTTTTAGGTTAAAGCCTAAAGCTCTTAAAGGTCCTGCGGCTAAGAGCGCGAAGGATGCGCCTGCTAACATGGGGGTATCAATTAGTACCTTTGCGAGGGCATTGGCTGCTGGTAAAAGGAACTGCTGTATCTTCATTACGATGTTATCGAACTGTACTGCTAGTTTATTAAACTCATTCTCAGTACCTCCGCCAACAATAGCTAACATTCTTCCATATTTATCTTCTGCTTGAGCAAGTACATCATTGGCAACTGCCTGGCTCTTCTCAAAAGTTGAGAGAGCATTAACGTCTTTACCAAGAGCAATAGCATACTTTTCAGAGGCATCTTTTAAGCGTAGAATAATACCGAGTTCGTCAAGTAGTTCAGGTTCTGCTTTTGTTACACCACGAACAAGTCGATTAAAGGAATCTGTAACATCTCTACCTAATACGGCGGAGGCGTCTTTTGCAGCTTTACCTAGTTTAGTAAGCTGGTCGGGAGACAGTCCGGAAGCTACACCAATAGCAGCAGCTTGAGACGCGTCTCTAAAGGCGATCTGTGCTCCTGTGGCGGCTTGGATATCTCTGGTTAGAGACTGCATTGCTATACCTGTCGAAGCTGCGTAGGTTATCTGACCTTGACGAAGTACCTCTAAATCTCCTGCTCTTTTTAAGAAACCGAAAGCAGCAGTTACAGCAAACATCTGGGCAGCGAAAGTAGCGTATACCGCTACAAGGCCTCCCATGCCTTGAGACATTTTCGAAAAGTTCTTAGTGCCGTTAGAAGAAGCCTGGGCAACGCCTTTGATGTTTCGATCAGCAGTACGCGCACCTTTACCTAGGTCGTCTATACCTTTGGCGGCAGCTTGAGACTCTAAACCCAACTTTTTAGTAGTGCCTTTATCGTCTACTTTTACGTCGATTTCAACTTTATTCTTTGCCATTAACCATTCACGTTATGGGTGAAATTCTTTCCACCGCCCGCAGAGCTCTTTCGTGCCTCTGCCTTTCGTTTCTTTTCTGCTTCTTCTGCTCTCTGCGCTACTACGATACCTTCGTACATTTTCAATATATAGAGCATTGTTCTAGGCTCTTCTATTTTATACAACTTGAAAAGAAATTCTATATTACCCCACTTCTTTCCTAGATAGGAGCCGGACATTCCGTCCCAATTATCTTCAAGGAACCCAAATATAAAAAATGCCACTTGGACCACTACTGGGAAATCGGTAGGGTCGAGCGGCATCTTTTGGGGATCAGGATCTTGTCCTAGCTGTTCACAGATACGTAAATACTTGTCTACATCAATAGACTGGTTTTGAGACTTTACATATCTTTCAAGTAGGGATCTTAGTTCTCCTACTTGTTCCCAGTAAAATTTTCAAGATCGCCTACGGTCTCTGTAACCCAGGTATCAAAGTCACCTGAATTTTTCATCAGAAGCTCTGCATTGTCCTGAGTGTATGCAAGTTCATCATCTGCATCCAGTGCCGAGATATCTACCAAAAGAAGCTCTTCTAGGTAACGATACTTTAGGCCTGTCCA